ATATCACTGCCCCCCTGTATATTTCAGATAGATTTCCCACTGTTCGTTCAATTCCATTGGATTGTCCATCAGCATGACATCATACCTCTTTGAATTTGCCACCATTCTTGCATTTTCTGAAGTTACTTGGACAATTTGACCATCCACTTCTAAAACATCAGGAATGGGCTTGTAATCACCTATGAATAGGTGTGTGGATTCCTGAATCTTTGCATTGAATGTGGTTCTTTTGGAATCACCTGCTGACAGGTCAATGAATCCTGTCAATGACACCACATCATGCCATTCATGAACCATTTCACCTATTTTATTCTTTGTGGCAGTGCTTACCTGAAGAACAGCTTCCAAATTTCCACCTATCATGCAAACACCCCCCCTAGAATCTACCCTTCACATAATGCTTCAGAAAAGCAATCTTCTTTTTTGGAACACCAAACTTTTCATCAATGTCTGTTTCCGTTGCATCTGTGACATAGGTCACTGAATGTCTTGAAATAGTTTCTGATTGAATGTCTTTCTTGGATTTGTCACCTTCACTTGCAGCTTCGTTTCTATATATCCACTTCATAATGTTGATAACACCAATTCTGACATCAGTCCTATATTGCACCTTTGTGACCTTGACTGACCACATATCTTCAACAGGTTCATTCACTGTGAATGTATCACCTGATACTTCCTTGACTGTGTACAATCCACAATCTGTTGCATTGTCACCCATAGTGACATGGACTGTGTCACCTTTTTTGAATGGTATTGATTCAGATGCAAATACACCACCAACAACATCTGCCTTGATTCTGACAAATGGATTCTGATGGAATCTGTTGTTTGTGTATTCCCTGATCAGCAATTCAATGGCTTGAAGTCTTTCATTAACCATTTCATCTGTTTCATCTGTCTGAATGTATTTTCTTAATTCTTCAACTGAAATAATCATAGGGAATCACACCCCTATTCCTTTGAAGCAGATTTGATTGCTTCAATAATTGCAGGCTTTGTTCTTGCACCATTCAATGCAATGCCATTATCAGATGCATACTGCTTCAAACTGTCAACAGTCATTTTTTCAAGTTCATCAGAAACAGGTTCTGCATCCTCTTCTGCATCATCTGTTTCCTGTTCATCCTCTGCATCAGGCTCTGTTGTTTCAGGTGTCTTTCCTTCATCCTCTGCATCAGGCTCTGTTGTTTCAGGTGTCTTTCCTTCATCCTCTGCAACTGATGCAGAAATGCTGTCAAGGTGACCTGCACACTTTGCAATGATAGATAAATCAGAATAGGTCTTTGTAGGTACAGAAGCCAATTTGACTTCTGCACCCATTGTGAAACCTTTTTCATCAAATCTACATGAAAATGTCTTGCCATTAGCAAAAAGATAAGGAAGCCCACCAACAATCACAAATTTGTTCATGGCTTATTCCCCTTTCTATCATCCGTTGGACTTAACCAAGCCCATCTTCACGTTCTTTGGATTGAATTTCAATGTCCAATTGGCAGCAGTTTTCAATTCTGCATCTGTTGGTGATTCTGCTGCAATGTTGTCTGCATTGATAGAAATACCATTTGGATGAAGAACTTTGCCCTGCTTAGTGTAGAACTTGTCTGTTCCGGCTGCTGTTTCAGGATCATAGTCAGTTGTGTACTGATTTTCATAGTTATTCTTGTCAGCTTCAAGGAATGCACCTTCACCGAATAAGAATGTCTTGAATACCGGGAATCCTTCAGTTTTTGTGTCAACTGTGTAATAGTCAGTAACAAGTGGAATCTTGCCACCAATGCGTGGAAGCACAACTTCCTTCTGAAGTGCATTTCCAACTGTGTACTTGTCATATTCTACAAGACCACGCTTCTTATAGTTTGCAAAAATCTTGGAATGCATAACCATCAAACCAAGACCACCTGCCATGTCACCAAGTGCCTGCTGCTCTGCATCAATCATGGTTGTTTCATCAACCTTGTTTGCATCACCGATTGTGCCACTTGTAACTGACAAATCAAGCACATGGTCAGATAATGCATCCAAACCAAGGACTGTATCTGCAATCTGCATCATGATAGCTTCCCACACCTGTGTGTAGTAGTTCTGAATCTTGCCCTTGATGTTGTTCATTGGATCAGCACCTGTCAATTCCTTAGTGAAATCCTTTGCCTGAAATGCCTTCATTCTCTGAATAAGCATACATGTCTGCTTATCACCTGCAATTGTTACAGGTGTGTTGTTTGTGTTACCATCATTGTTCAATGGTGCCATGTTAGAATCATAGATGCTAATAGGTTTGTACATTGGAATGGTTGCCACATTACCCTGTGAACCGATTGCTTTCATGATGGAATTGTCTTTCTGCACAATTCCTGATGCTAAAATTGGATTTCTCCAAAAGTCTGCTTCCTGCATCATGTCTGTGAATACTTCTTCATCAAAATAGAATCCACCAAATAATCCTGTTCTTGCCATAATAAAATCATCCTTTCTTTATTAAAAAAAATTAGTTTTTCACAAGCTGTTTGTATGCTTGTTCATTGCTCTGTTTCAATGCCACACGTTCTTCATATGACATCTGTCTGAATTGTTCCTTTGTTGGAACTGTGTTTCTTTTGTCTGACTGCTTCAATTTATTTGGATCAAGAACCTTCAATCCTTCATCATTGTTTGAAGCTGATTCAAACATTGTTGGGAACTGTGTTTTCAATCCTGAAAGTTTGTCATCCCAACCCTTGATATTGTCATTTTCATCAAGTTCTAAGGCTTCACCCTTTTCCTTCAGCTTTTCATTCAGCTTGAATGTCAAATAATCAACATCAACTGCCTTTTCAGATAGCAGGGCAACCTTGATTGCAGATTTGACCTTGGTTTCCTGAAGTTCTGTTTGAAGGTCTGCCACCTGTGTTTCATAAGTTGTGATTTTGCTCTGCAATTCTTCATTGCCCTTGGTTCCCTTTTTCAGTTCCTCAATCAAACCATTTGCAGTTGTCAATTCAGTTTCCTTGCCTTTCAACAGGGCATCTAATGCTTCATATTTGCCTTTGCCGACATATTCACCTGTTCCAAGGTTGCCAATCTTGATTTGATTGTCCTTGTTGGCTTCATTGCCATTGTGTGCATTGATTTTCTCTGCAACCTGATTGAAAAGTTCTTCCCCTAAAACCTCTTTTAAAAATTCCATATCTATTTCCTTTCTGTCTGTGTTTTTATATGTGGTTTCACCACCAAGACAAGATGCTTTTAAATGTCTGCATCAAGACATATTTGCTTTGTTTCACTAGCTTTTTAATGACTTCAAGTGTTTGGTCAAATATAAAAGGACACCCTTTGTGTGGATGTCCTTACTTTTGAATTATCATTGCATCAAATCCGGCTGCTTTCAGCTTCTTTTGCATAGCTTCAGCATTTGCCTTCTTGCTATATGCACCAACCTGAACACAGTATGTTGTGTTAGTTTTCGTTGGTTCTTTTTGTTCGTTTTTGTTGGTTTTCGTTGGTTCCTTATAGTCAATTCCCAAATATTCAAGAATTGCCTTTGCATAAGCAACACCGAATGCCTTCTGTTCTTTGACTGTGTCACCAATCTTCTTATCAGTGGCATTGTCAATGAAGAAACATTCAAATAATACAGCAGGCATTGTTGTGTGCTTGATGAAATACAGATGGTCACCTGATTTCACACCCCTGCTGTTCTGTCCTAATTCCTTGACATACTTTTCACCAAGTGCAGCAAGTTTCATTCCTGCCTTGCTTGATGTATATGCAAAGGATTCAGAACCATCACCTTCACCTGCATTGGTATGGAATGAAGCAGCTACATCAGCACCTGATGCATTGGCTTCTTTCACTTCATCCTGAACAGGATCATTTTCATCCTTCATTCGTGATGTGATAACTGTCACACCATGTCTTTCCAACTCACTTTTGCAGGCTTTTAATATCTGAAGGTTGATGTCCTTTTCCTTCAATCCATTGCCAACAGCACCTGAATCCTTTCCACCATGCCCGGCTGATAAAAATACTATTGGTTCTTTTACTTCTGCCATCTTTTATTCCTCACTTCCTGTTGAACTGTTTGCAGCATCTGTCAAGCCTTCACCAATGATGTATGCAATCAATGTTCCACCTGCCATGATGATGCCTGCAACCTGTGTTGCCACTGCTTCACCTGCACCGAATGCAATAATCATTGGTGTAACAAATCCCACAACAGCAACCCAAAACTTTCTGCTTGTCAATTTGCGTTTCCAATCAATCTTCATGACTTGTACCTTCCTTTCATAAATGTTTGCATATCAAATATCAATATTTAATTTAATCGAACACTTCAGTTTCGAATGCCATTTCACCACTAACCAATTCCACACCGCCCATTTCAATAATGATTCTTTGATGTGGGTTGCAGTTTTCATTGAACCACTTCACTGCTGATTCTGTGGCTTTCTTGAATTCTTCCTTTTTCTTTTCATCCATTCTGTTCACCATCCTTTCATTTTTTTGCATATAAAAAGGGCAGCCTATTGACCACCCTTCAAATATCATTATTAAATTGCACTAAAAAAGCACCCTGCCATTGTCTGCAAAGTGCTAGTTTGTTAATATGTCAAATCTGATGGTATTTCTTTTATATATCTTTCATCATCAACCTTTATGCGTGAAACTAGAAATGCATGTTTGCAAGCATTACACCATACAACACCATGCCCCATCATTTTTTCCTTATCATCAATGTGAACACCATATTCTGTTTTGTTGCTATTACAATATGGACACAAGCCTGTTCCTTTATTGTTTGCAATCATTTCTAAATTATGAAGCCATTTCATCATTTCACCTTCTTTTTATGTAAGAATTCCACCATTCTTCTTCACATGCATATGCTTCTTGTTCCATCTCATTCAGATGCTCTTGTGTGTATTTCTTTCCATATTTCTTTAACTGCTCCACATGGCATTTCTCGTGAACCAATGTTCTGACAAGCTGTTCTTCATCCTGAAAGGCATTTGGGAATAAATCTATTCTTCCAATATTGTCATAGTCTGCTGAACCATACAATGGTAAAGAAAGCAATGCTTCACTTCTCTGAATCTTAATTGTAAGACCTGATAAATCTATGTCATACATCTTTGCAATCTCTTTCACAACTCTTTTCTGCATAGTCACTTTTAAATTGACAAATGCACCTGTGTTTTTCTCTTTGCGTTGCATAGACCTATTTAGTCCTATTGTACTACTTTTCCCATTATTTTCAAGTATTTTCTGCCCTTTTATCTTTTGTGCATTAAGCCTGACACGTTCTGATGCCTTCAAATACTGTTTCTTGAAATCATCATAGTTCTTTGCTTCTATGTTGTGGAACTGTGTTGTTCCATCATCATCAATCATGACAGGTGCATCTTCACCCCATTTGGTGAAGTCATTGTCAACAGCCCATCTTGCCCTTTGCAGCAATGCACATCTGCAATTGATAACCTCTGAAGCATCACCATCAGGATCACCCGGATATTGCAACCCATTGGTAAATGGTTCATCAAGTTCCCTGATTTCACCATCAAGCCTTCTGTGGCTTCCCCTTGTACGTTTATCCAATGAAGCATCCCACTGTTTGACTACATCAGCACCCTTGGATTCTGCCTTCTTGCAAGCATCCATTGTTGCCTTTGTCTGTATTCTGTGGGCTTCTGTTCTAACAATACGCATTGCATTATTCTTTGGAATCCTTGCATATCCGGCAACATTCCTTGCTATCTCTGTGTATAATTGTCCACCTGCTATTCCTCTACTGATTTCCCCGGCAATCTTCTTCTGAAGTTCTTTGACATCAAGCCCCATTGCTTCATACAGTGTTGTTTTCAGGTTGCTTTCTGTTTGTATAGCTTGCAACACTTGTTCTTGGTCAATTGGAAATATCAATGGAATCCCTTGCCCTTGCAGGTTGTACATGGTTCCAATGAAGCCATCTTCATAGGATTTTGAAAGATATGCTGATATTGTTTCAAATTCACCTGCCTGAAGGTTTTCCAATATAGCCTGAATCTGTGTTTTCAATGCCTTCTGATACTCCACTTGGTAGATAACATGTTGAAGGTCTGCATCCTGTCTTGCCATCAATATTTCAATCTTGCTGTTGATTTCAAGCAATGATTCCTTATACATTTCTTCAAGCTGTTTCAACACTGCTTTTTCATTATTCAGTTGTGCTTGTAAGATTTCCTTTTCACGTTTATTCATACCATACACCATCTATTACTAACAATATCAATGCAACTATACACATTCCAATAAATAAATCACCTAAAGAACACATCACACAACACCATCTTCCACAACAACATCATTCAAATCTGTTTGTGCAGCCTTGATTGCATTTTCAGCTTCATCAGGATCAGGAAGTTTTCCTTTCAAATCTTCCCACTCCAAGTCAAGCTGTTCACAAATCAGTTGCATCAATGTTTCATTATCAAGCAATGTTGCAAGATTCTGAAGTGTTGTGATTTCAGCCTGTCTTGTCTGTGCTTCTGTCAATGCAATCTGTGCATTCTCCTGTGCATTTGACATCACTTCAGGTGTAAAGTTGAAATATACCTGTTTCATCTGATAATCTGTGCCATTGTTTTTGTTAATTTCATCAATGACCACCTTCAACAGTTTCCGCAAGAACTGTTTCAGCCGGATAATCAGTTTTGAACACTTCAAGTCAAGAAGTGAATATGCAGCCTTGATTGCAATATTTGTTGTTGCATTAGTATCTTTCAGCCCGGATGTGTTCAATCCCATTCCGAATCTGTATATATTCTTTTCATCAAGTTCAAGTTTTTCTTTTCTTGCCTGATATGGAATGTCAATGGTGTGAACTTCAATTCCACCTTCTTCAGGAACACCCATCACTTTTCTGCTTTTTATATTCACACTTAATTCATCTAAATCATCACCATCAAAGCCCCTGACTGCATAGATAGGTGTGTCGAAATCAACAAGGTTGTTTGTCAAGGAAGATGCATGAAGGTCATAATCATCAATCAATGCCTTGATAGGTGCTAATGCTGACATCTGCTTCTTGTTGTTATCCAACCTAAAAAAAGGAATGAATCCAAAACCTTCATAGTAGGTTTTTGAATCCCCTTCCTTTTCAAATAGCGTGTGTGGCTTTGGATTGATAGGTTCTGATTCATCTTCCTTAATTTCTCCACCATTGCCATCCTGTACATAGAACCATGTTTGTTCTTCATCCCACACTTGAATCCTGATGATTTGCTTCTTGCCCTTTTCAACCCTGTCAGTGTACCAATATATAATATAGTCAGTGTTTGCATCTGTGTCTTTTGCCCGAACTTCTTTCACACCCATGCTGTCAGCACATTCAAAGGCAATCTTGCCTTCTTCATCCTTGTATGCATACATATATTCAAAGCCTTTGCTCTGACAACCTGTCAGCACTTCACTCAACTCTGCAATGAAGTTTTCATTTTCATTGAAGTATTCATCCATAAAAGCCTGCAATTCAGGATTGTCCGATTTGATGAAGCCTTCCTTGCCGGATAGGATATATTGCACAGCCTGATCCACTAATTCTGTGAAGTATGGATGTGGTATTCTGACATTACTTCTTGTTTTATCTTCTATCAACTCACCATCTTTGTTGTAATAGAAAAGCCTATAATCTTTGATGTCATGGTCTGCATTATAGTATGCATCACCTTTCTTGGCTTGCAACTTCTTGTCAGAACCTGCATCTTCATTCATAAACTGTTGTATTTCTTCAATTGTCAGCATTTATTCACCTTCTTCATTTTTAAAATCAACTTTCCCATAGGAAAAGGCATATCAACTAGGATATGCCTTTTTACAAATTAAATATTGGTATATAACAGTGTGATGGTTGCTTTGTAGCTGCTTGCATCTATCTTGGTTGTGACTTTCAATTTGCTTGTATTTACTGAAAACATCCAATCCATAGTATTCACACCATACACATTATTGCTTGCATCCGTCACATATGAATGTGCTTCATCTATAAACACAGTTTCTATTTCTCCGTACTGTGCCCCACTTAGCCCCATTGGCATGTTGTAAGATATTTCACTTTCTGTACTATTAGGCAGACTGTTTACTTCAATCACAGCTTGTTTTAGTGGTTTACCATTATACAAACCGACTGTTGTTCTGTCTTTAGCATAATCTCTAATAGGATTTGTCATATCATCATCCAAATTGAACACTCTTCTGACATTGTTAGCTTGTGGTTTAAGGACACATACCACCTTGCCTTTATACTCACCATCAACAACATAACCTATGTCAAAATATTCCATAGTAGTATAATTGTATTGGTTATAAGCATCATCAAGATACGCACACTTTCCATAATCACTACTAAAACAACGACCTTGCATTATATTATCCGCAAATACTTCTTTCGGGAAGAATCCATCAGGAACAAGTTGGCATACAGTTTCTGCACTATATGCATCATAATTCACAAAGAATGTATAATGTATATTGCTTTCAATAGCACTATTCTTTGAAATATTTTTCTTTGTGATTAGAAGCTGTATTGTACAACCCGGATAATAACTGATATCACACACATTAGATGATATGTTGTGCTGTTCATTCACTTCTTCTTCCACATCCGCAACCATTCCATGCAACATTTCCACAGCGTTTCCACTGTCATTATCAGCATAGTAACGAACTGTCACTTCACCATCAGCAGTAACATGAGTTACACCCTTGAACGTCTGCAACTTCTTAAACTCTGCCACTTGCTCTGCTGTGAGTGGTTCGGTGGTTGGTGTGGCTCGCTTAACAAGAATTTGAACGTTGTTATCTTCTAGCCAAGCCATGAATTTATCTGCTGTTGATAAATCTGCGTTGGTTGTTCTAACAGAAATTTTATTTGCACTTTCATGGTTTTCGATATAATCGCCTACATTGTTATAAGATGTGACATATTTCTGCGGATAATGAGTTGAATACATTTTTTCATCAATCGCCTTATATCCGACACTTAGATTTCTCGAATATCTGTAACCATCACCACTTGAACCATCTTTGTACCAATCACCAACCTTAGCCATGTCAACAACTTCTCTCACAATCTGTCCGCTACCATCTGCATAAACTTCAATGAAGTCATCCTCATAGAATGGTGAAGATGTTGGGATGAGTGCTTCAGATTCTTGGTGTTCGACAAATGGTGTGGCTGTGTTACCCTCTTCAATTTGTAAATTAGCAGAGGAAATTCTAACACCATCACTTGTACCACTTTTGGATAGTAATATCATTGAACTAGCATCAGACGCATCAGCTAACGCTTCAAAAGTGTTAGAATATCTTTTTGTACCACTAGATATATTAATATATTTAGCTGCAAAGATTTTACTATCACCATTCCAATATACTTGCGTACTAGCATCTGCTGTCAAATCCACACTGACAGTATATGTTTTACCTTTTTCAATCCTTGCACCAACACCACTTAACAAAGATGAATAATTGTTAGTTGTGCTATTATAAGTCACTTTACTTGCAATATTCTTATTACTAGTCTTAACCCTCAACGCATACCGTCCGTTGATTGTGACAGATATGTGCTTTGCTGTGGATGGGGTAATGTTAGATTCTCCGACAACGAATAAAAAGTATTTCGTGTTTTCTGGTGCTGTAACAGTTATTTTTGTACCGTTTAATGATGAAGTAGAAAGTGACTTCATATTTTTATCCACAAAAATCGTTCTTAATGTCGCATTTGTTTCATATTCAAGTGTGATAGTATCGCCACTTTTACAAGCTATATAATTTTTATTACATACAACAGATGAAGATGATACAAAACTTGCTGTATCTCCAACACCATAATTATAATACCCTTGTTGCAACACCCCATCAAAATATCCCTTGTCTGCTAGTCCGTTTATGTGGATAGGTGCATCAGGTGATGGTGTACCCTCTTGTTGTGTATATCCTTTGTTGTTAAGATGGATCACATTTCCATCTGTACTGTCTGTGATGGCTTCATGCTCTGTTGCAACATTACTGATTGCCTGTTCTTTCATTCGTTCCAAAATAGCAGCATAAAATCTTTCCTTTCTTGTCACAGGTTCTGCCGGAACTTCCTGTGATAGTCCTGCAATAGCAGCCAAATATTGTTCTTCCCTTGTTACTGTTTCACTCATTTGTTTTCCATCCTTTCTTCATTCGTGTGCAATGCCCCTGTGGCTTCGTGTAGTGCTTCATTTTTGCGTTTTTATCTTCTGTTTGACATTTCCTTGACTGAAATAGAAAAAGCCTAATACAGCCAACCATTCTTCTTGATGTATTTCTCTAATGCATATCGCATGGCATCCATCAAGTGGTTGAAATCGTCTATTGGTTTGTTCAGTTTGTTTCCGAACTTGTCAACATCCCATGTGTAGTTGCTGATTTCTGTCAGGAAGTTCACACATCTTGGATGAATGATGATTTCCAAGTCCTGAATCCACTGAATGCCATTTGCAATGCTGTCCTTGCCCTTTTTAGCACCTTTTACCCTTAAACCATAGCCCTTCAATTCATCAATAGACTTTGGTTCTGCTGAATCTGCTGTGATGTGTTCCTTGCTATATCCCATTGAAGCAATTTCATCAGCAATCTTCCTGTTTGACATTCCCGGATTGTAGAATTCATCATAGACATATAGTCTTTTATTCTCTGCATCTAAGAAACCAACAAAAAAAGCACTTGGATCATTCGTATAACCGAAATCAAGACCAAATGCTGACTTGTATTGTCGAACCTGTTCAAGTTCAAAATATTCTTCTTTCCAATTCTCATATACTAAGCCATCAACAACACCCCAACCACCAAGACCTGCAACAGCATATCTTCTTGGGTTTTGCTTCTTCATGGTTTCAAAGACTTTCAAATCTGCCTTATCAAGCCATTCATTGCAAAGATAGTTGGTTGTGATTGCTAATATATCTTCATCATCTTTTGCATCAAAGAACCGCTTTTTCAGCCAATGCCTTTCATTCCATGGGTTGAATGTGATGGTTATTTGCTTGAATAAGCCTTCAGGACATTCACCACGAATAGATTCATCAAGGATGTTGAAATCATCTTCCTTCATGATTTCATATGCTTCTTCTATCCACATCCAACAAAGGCATCCGACATCAACAGTCACTGATGTGACCTTCAATGGATCATCCAAGCCCCTGAAATATATCTTCTGTCCTGTTGGCTTGTATGTGATTTCTAGTGGTGATTCTTTGAAGATGAAGTGTTCTTCTACACCAAGCCTTCTTGCAGCCCATTTCAATTCAGTGAAGCATGAATCCTTCAATGTTCTGTATGTCTTACGAACCACAAGCAGGTTTGCTTCAGGGTATTTGATTAAATTAGTTATATACCAAAGGGCAGTTGTCTTTGATTTCTTGGAAGCACGACTTCCTTTTACAACCCTATATCTGCCCTTGAAGTTCCAAAATGTTTTATACCCTCTACCAACAACTTCAGGAAGCCTGATTTTGTTGATTGTTTTCTTTTTCTTACCTTTGTACTGTTCAGGATATAGAATGAATTTCTGATAGCTGAAAATGTACTGTGATGATATATTCTGCTTTGTCACAGGCAATCACCACCCTTATATCCATTGCATTTCCTTTTCACACATCTGTGTGTATCTGCAAGCCCTTCTGTCAAATAAGCCCCATGAATAGCACAATATGCAATAGGATAATAGGAAAGGTTGCCATCTATCAACATAACCTTTTCCGGCTGTTTTGGTGGTAGATGCTTTCTTCTTTCTCTTTTTCGTTTGTTTTGGGCTTTCTTGTTGCCCTTGCCATGGTGATTCTTCATGTCAACCACCACCTAATCTTCCAAATCATCTTCCCCTGATATAACCACAGGAAGTGACACATTCAAATCTATCTTGTCATTCCACATTCCAAGATGCTTTCCTAACAGTTCCAAATTGGATTTCTTGTCATAAAACTTGACTTCACGTTCTTCAATGACACTTTCACCCTTTGTTGTCCTTTTAACCTTCACAGACTGAATGCAAGCCAAATCATCCCTTGATGCAGTTGGTAGCACTTCACCTGTGTTTGGATCAATTACATCAGCAGGATTCACAAAACCTAATTTTGCAAGTTCCTGAACAATCCTGTCTTGGTTGATGCCTGTCCTTTTGCTTCGTTCTGCCATTGCCTTTGCAACAGCTTCCTGAACACTAACATTCGCTAACAATCTAGCACCTTGTTCATTTGCTGTTTTAACTGAATACCCTGCCCTAATTGCTGCCTGTGTTGCATTCAGGTCAACAAGGTATTCATCAACAAACTGTTGTCTTTTAGCATTCAACTTTGCCATCCTGCAACACCTTCTTTCTGTCTGTAATAAAAAAGGACTGACACGAATATCAGCCCAAAGAAAAAGACACGGCCGACATATAAACCGAGGGGGAAACGTCTGTCAACCATGCCTAATTCACAATATTATATTTTGAATATATCACAATAATTTCACTTTGTGTCATACAAAAAAATCACACCATATACAAGTTTTTGCAAAAAAGTCACAACAGTTGCAATTTATATCACACTTCATCACGCAAAGGGCATTCATCCCACTTCTGATTTTCCTTGCAACAGTATCCACAACAATTGAATTCACAATCATCAGTTCCACACATTTCAAGTGGTTTTCCGTTTTCATCCAATACTTCATCATCAAAGTTATCCATCAATGTATCTACTGCATTTTTGAAATCATCATCTAGTTCATCATTTGGATTGAATGCAGGAAAAGATGTGTGCAATCCCTTTGACCTGCAATATTCACCTTTTGTCATTGTTTATCACTCCCTTTCTGCTTTTTCAATTTCCTTAAACAATCCATACAAACATCTAAATTATGGAATCCTGTCATATCAATACCGATAAATAAAGCATCACACCTTTTTATTTTAAACTTTGGAATATCAAAAATTTCCTTTTTGCAAAAGTTGCATATTTTTTTCTGCATTCAATCACCCTTTCAAATTTCAATTTGTCTGTTTGTGACAAATAATTTCTTTGCCACACTTTTCGCATTTCCAATTATGTAATATTCCATACTTACTCCGTATTGGAATAGCAATATAATGATGTTTGCAAAATATTTGTTTTAACATAGCATCATCCTTTCAAATCTTTAATCTGCTTCAATAATTTTCTTCTCTGCTTCTTCTTTGGTTAGGAATACGGATTTACCGATTTGTGTGACATTCTTTGCTAATCCATTCGTTATTTCTTAGTTTCAATTTATCGGTTTAACCGTTTCTTCTGTGGCAACAATATCTACAAAATATTGTGTCTTTCCTAATTCCGAACAGATATATACATCTACTTCTGTAACAGTGTGGTTTCTGCTTACTCATTCTTTTACAAGCAAAATCTTCACAACCATTACAATCATTATTGCAGAATAATCTGCGAAAAAAGTTTTTCATATATTCTTTCCTTTCCAATCAGACAAATCGTTATTTATGTAAATAATCTTTGAATGCACAAGTTTTCTTGTCATAAATCTCCACTAAAACACCTTGATAAAAGTTGCTATGTTCCACCTTCATTGCAACACCCAATCCTTTCTTCTGTGCATAAACAACAACTTCCCCTATTTCCTTTGTACTTGAAAACTCGCTTAGTGGAATGGAATTTATATATGTTTTTCCAACACATCCATCCAATGTTTCCTTGAAAAAATCATTCATTTCCCTTGCCCCTTTCATCCAAAATCCTTTGCACCTGTTTCAATGCCCTTCCATGCATTGTTGTAGCCCATGAATAGCCCTTTTTGTATTTGTCAGCAACATCATTCAATGTGAGATATTGAACATATATCATGTGAAGAAGGTCATATTCTATTGGTTCAAGTTCTTCAATGGTTCTGATCACTTCCTTCTTGGTGTTTATGAATCTATCAATATCAGCATCCAATTCAGATTGAATGTCCATGTACCTTGTCACTGCATCAGCCATTTTCTGCTGACTTCCTGAAGCCTGAACCCTTTCACCATCCGAACAGGATGTTGTGCCGGATGCAATAGCTTTCCATTGGTCAATTTCAATCATTTTGTTTCCAATCATCACATCAAGTTTCTTCAACTGTTGCAAATATTCCTTTGCTTTCACGCTTTGTCACTTCCCTTCTTCACAATTTCAATCTTAGAAAGGTCTTTGCCTTTCTTTTTTGCCCCTTTCTTGACAGCGAAACAGGCTGACCGCCATTCATTACAAAACCATGCTTTTTCAAGTGGACTATAATTGATCATGTTTATCACTTCCAATCTTCAACTGTTCACTTCCACCGAACAATGCAGCAATCTTTTCTCTAAGTGGTGCAGGCAATGCCATTTCCTGTGCATCCCTTTCTGCTGTTGCTTCATAGATTCTTCTAAAGTTTGCACGTTCAACAGAAATGTTTTCTGACATGCAAATGTTCCTGAATCCAATTCTTCTGACACATGCCCTTGTTCTTTCATCAAGGCTTGCCATTGCTTCCACAGGCTGATATGAACCATAGTTTCTGACAGCAGTCAGCACAGATTCCCATGCTTCAGACCAATCAGGAATCCTTTCCTTGCTGATGGATGTAACAGCTTCCCGGATGTCTGCAATAGTAGGTGACCACTTTTCTGTTGCAACCCATTTTCTAAGGGCTGTTTCTGCAACCTGATATGGTATATCTTGAAGTTCACGGAACCACAGTTCCATTGCCTGTTGGTTTGGAAGCAACTGTTCCTTTGGATAGTATGTTTTCAATGCCATTGCAAATGTTGCGAATTCCTTTTTGTCCATCACTAACACCTTCCTTCATTTCCTAATAAATCACTGTTGATTGCACCTACAAAATTGAATTCCACTATTCTTTCCGCTATACAATAATTCATTGCAGCATAGCCATCAGAATGAAAACTGCAATAGTCATCCGATACCCTAACAGTATTGATTCGACCAACAAGCGGTAATACTGTGACACTGTCACCTTGTTTGATGTTCAATATCAATTCAACACCGCTGCCTTCAAAGTCAATATCAACTTCATTGGCATATCTGACATTTGTTCCACAGTATTCACACTTATTGCCTGATAACACACCCCCACAATTAGGACAATTCGTCAATAAGGTACGCATTCCAATCATCCCCCTTCACCAAATTGTGCTGCCATCTTGTAAAAATCATCTAATTCTTCAGCCTTTGAAGGCTTGTGATATGTTGTATTATTGGAAACAGGTTTTCTTTCCTGATCCTTTCTAGCCCAATTCCTTATGGTTGCATAATGGCTTTTGTATGACTTGCCTGTTGATGCAACATAGGATGATAGGTTTTCAATCCTATCCTGCCAATCTATGTATTCATCCTTTAACTTGTCCAATTCTTCATCTGTCAGAAGAACATTGTTGTATTCACCATATTTGTGCTTCACAGGTTTGGATTTTTTAGGTGCAGGTGGTTCTGATTCGTCAGAATCATATTCTTCTATACTATCCTTTACTAAACTATCCTTACCTAACCTATCCTGTGTGTTCAATTCGTATACAGGTTGTATACAGGTTGTATACGAATTGTTTTCATCAAGTGAAAGTGTTGATTTTTCTTCTTTGTACTTGGTTTCTTTGTATCTGTCTTTTGCAATATAGTTGTGAATTTTCCAATGCTTTATGACCACAATTCCTGTTTCAAATGGAATGATAAATTTCTTTGTGATCAGCAACTTCATATCATCTTCCTTGCAACTGCACATCCTCATGATTGACTTTGGTTTGTTAATGAAACCATCATCATCAGCACGCATTGCAAGATGAAAATACAACAATTGTGAAGTGATAGGCATATCTAGGAATGCATCACTGTCTATTATTGTTTTTGCAAACATTCTTCTTTCTGCCATCCTTAATCACCCCTGTACTTTGCATAATACATTGCATTGAACTGTGTCTGTATTCTTGTGGTGTTTTCCGTTCTTGCAGTTCTTACATTGCATTTTCATCACTCCAATCTAGTTTCTGACCGCATTCACAATGATGATCTAATTCATCAACATTCTTTCTACAACTAGGACATTCATAATCATATGGATAATCATAAACACCGCTATCAACCTGAAATGGTTTCTTTGCAATCTGCTTTTCAAGGGCTTGAATTGCCATTTTTGATGTTTCATCTGATACATCAACACCAAATGGCAAGTCTATATTGTCTTGCAACTCTTTAATTGTTTCCTGTTCACTCATGCACTTCACCTTCTTCCTGATATGGTGCAGGCAGTGGCATCCATGCAATCACATCTTCAAAGTCATTCCAACCACCATGTTCATCTTCCCAAGAATATCCGTCATATCCTTCAGTTAAATTCCACACCATCATGCTATATCCGTCAGTGACAAGAACTTCTTCATATTTTTCAGGCAACCTTTCACTGCAAGGAATCCACCGCTGCACCAACTTTTCAAACACTTCCTTCATAGGAAGATACATTTCACCTTCAATGATTCCTATTTTGTTGAACCCGTACTTTGTTCTAAGTGCTTCAATCTGTTCATCATTCATCCTTGCCACCACCTATCTGATCAAGCACTGACTGAATGTCAATGTGCTTGCCTGTTTTTAATAGTTTTAAAGATGAATCAAATGGTATTTTGTCTGTACTACCATCATCCCAAAGGACAACATACAACTTTTCATTTTCATCAACTTGTGTTACCACACAGGAAGTTTCAAATGCCTTGCACACATCACCCACACGAATCTGCCTGCTTCATTCCAATCATCAAAAACAATATCAAAACCATCAAAATGTTCATGATAGGAACAAAGAACACCAACCATGCAAATACATTCTTTTTCTTTTTATCCGACAACCAACCATTGTTTCTGATAGTTTCCTTGCATACTGATTTGAAACCAATGAAGGTTATCAGACACAAGATTGATATTGCTATATGTAATCTAATCAACCACATCACACATGCCCCCCTTGCATAATTTCTATATACTTCTTCATTCAAAATTCTGTACCCTTCAACATCACTGTCAGCAGCCAAATCAGGATTCATTGCCTGAAGTTTCTGTCTAGTCCGTCTGACAGTTTCAAATGCCGGAAAACACCCATATTCCTTCATGTGAAGAAAGAAGTGTGGAACAGACATCTTTTCAATGTCAATGCCATGTTCTGTTCCAATCATTTTCAAAATTCTATAATAAAGATAATTGTCACTGTTCCTTGCATCCTTGCTTTGTTCCAATACCTGCTTGACCATGTCATGTGTGGTTGCCAATTCCTTTGATTTACCCATTGACTTCACCTTCTTCCAAAATCTTTGCAATCTCATATTCCTTGTATAGTTCCATGAAAGTATCAAACTGCATTGTCACAAGGATTTCTGCATGATTCTTTCTGTGGAACACAACAGGAAGGTTCCCTGTGCCTTTTGAATCTCTTTTTGCCTGATCCATCCAATCATACAAATACATCTTTTCTTGATGCTTTGCTTCAACATGGATTCCGGGCAATCCCACAACATCAGATGCATCGCCTGTGTTGCCACAATATTGTGCCGTTCTTCTTGATTCTATATATCCATAATCACGAAACTTGGAAGCAAGTTCCCTTTCAAATCTTGCACCCTTCTGTTTGCTATTCACTGCCATTATCACACCACCCTTCTTCTTGTATAAATAGGTGCAGTCATTGGCATCCATGTCTTTTCAATGACACAAGGTGCAATTGTTAAAATAACAAAGCCTTCCTTCACATAATTTGCATCTGAAAAAACATATTCAATTTGGAACAATGCACAACTACCATCTTCCATTCCATTTTCATCTATTCTATTAAGTGCAACATAATCACCGACCATGAAGCCCCTGTCATTTTGTCGAATTTCAAAAGTCTTTTCACCTGCACAGACATCATGGAAGTATTCTTTTTTTATCTTTAATTGATGTATCATTATCATTTCCCCTTTCCCCCTGCCACCATAAAGGCAGCAGGGCATCCCATGCCTATGTGTTTCTGTGTGGTGTATAACACAGACATGAACAATCAGTTTCTTTATAGGTGTTTCAACCTTATGAAATCACTGTAAATTGTTCTGAATATTCAGCCAATTCAGCTTCTAAGTATTCCTTGATGGATTTCATGGCTTCATTCTTCCATGCACCACCATCAGCTTCAAAGATTGCACAAGCAATTCCGTCATACTTGTCATTTTTCATTCTGAACACGAAACTTGAAACAGGCTGTTCCACTTCCACAAAGGTTCTGAATGGTCTTAATTTCACAGGGTTTGGAACTACTGCATCAGCCTTGGATGCAATACCTGTCTTGACAGTTGCCTTCTGTGAAATACCATCATCACCATATTCTGCAACAGTGCCATCTTCCACAGTGCCTGCAAACTTCAACATCAAATCCTTGTCTGTTGCCGGATCGTCAATGAATTTTGACTGCACACCAATCAAGAATGTTTCATGATTGATGAAATCACCATATCTGAAGTTAGGAATATTAGCATCCACCTTGACCAAAACTTCCCTGTCACGATTTTCATCAAGCATAGACATCAAAACAACTTCTGTTGGACTTTTAACAACAATAATCATCTTGTCAGACATTGAATCAATCCCTGCCTTGATGTAGTCCACAAGGCTTGTTAATGTGCTAACTGTGAAAGCTGAAGCCTTTGGATGGTATGGATCAATTCTGTACAGTTCTTTGTCTGAATACATATCACCATTGACTTCCTGAACCTTTGCTTCACCCAAACCAACAATATATTTCAATGCATCTTTAATCATATAAATCACCTTTTTTCTGCTTAATTCATAGCAGCCTTTCTAAAATCAACAACTGTGTCCTGTGAAACAATTTCACCTGTTTCTGCATCAACTACATCACCCACCATCACATGATTTGTTTCAGGTTCTAATGTTTTCTGTGGTTCGACATCCGAAAAACTCATTTGTCCTTTGATTTGGTTTCCATATTCTTCAGCATACATTTCACCTGTTTTCAAGTCCTTACCAATAGCAAAATGTGTCTGCATTCCTGTTTGTGGTGCTAATTTTTCCGACACATCCACTTCACAGGTTACATTGTCACGCATTTCATTTTGCGTGAACTTCAACTTGATTGTGATTTCTCTTTTGTTCTTGAATGGTGTGTTCAAGTCCTGAAGGTTTTCAATCACTCTTTCAAAGGACTTGTTGAACTTCTCTTGCAAAGCACCACCAACTAATTCTTGTAATTCCACTTTGTTCATATGAATTACCCCTTTCTATAAAACTATTTATTTCCAAACAGGGCAGCAGCCGCATCCTGTGGTGCTTCAGCTTCCTGTGTTGGTTCTGCCTGCTGTGGGTCTTCAGGTGTTTCCACTGCTTCATATGTGTCAGGCTCTGTCTGTTCCATGTCAATGATGTCAGCATCATTTTCAGCATAGTTCTGTGAACCATTTTCATCTGTGAATGTCATGTCAGAAGCAAATGCATTTTGCATTTCAATGGACATGATGCCCCACTTGCTTATCAATTGACGAAGCATTGTCTTGTATGCCATGCCATCAAAATCCTTGTACCAAAATGATGAATACATCCACGCATCCTTGATGTCATATTTCCCTGCTTCATAATCTGCAAAGGAAACCTTCTTCTTATCTCCATATTTTCCTTTCACAGTTGTTGCATCTTTTGAAAATGCAGGACTATATTTGTCAGCATGGGAAAGCATCTGTTTCTTTGACCAATAGATCGCCTTTCTGAATCCATTGCAAAGTTCAAACATTGCATAATATCCAATTGTTTCTGCTGATTCTCTTGCATCCCAATCATCCACCATCAGTTCAATCTTGATTTCTTCATTCAATGGATCAAAGAACTTCAATTCCCCCTGCTTGATAGCAATGACATTCAATTTCTTGTACTGTCCTGACCGAATAGCAAGCTGAATATATCCCTTATAACCAAGCTGAAATGTTGCAACCTTCCCTTTTTCCTTATCATTGAAAGGAACCATGTAGAAGTGTCCAAGTTGTGGTGATGGTGATAGTTTCAAAGATTCACCAAGCAATGCTGCTGACAAAATAGATTGATTGGTACATTCAGCAAGTGCAGCATTGTTGTTCACTGCTGAAATGACACTTGTGATGAATCTTTGCTTGTTCAATGTTCCAAGTGCCTGTTCAATGTTTCCAAGCACCTTTTCACTATTCAAAAAGGCTGTGATGCCCATCTTTTTTTGTTCTTCTTTCTTCACTAACTGATTTTGTACTGCCATATTCTTTCACCTGTTCCTTTCTAAAAGTTCTTGAAAAAATCATCATGTGATTTTCTGATTGATTTGTGTGTCTTGTTTATGAAACTTCCAACAATTCCAAACCATACAATGTAAAACACCACTGCAATGATTTCAGGAAGGAACACAATCAACCAAGACCATTCCACAATTCCGAAAACCTTCAACAATACAAAAATGATTGTTAAAATCTCACAAATACCCATAATTCACACCATCCTTTCTAAACTGCCTTGAACTCTATGTTTCTACTGTTGAAGAAGTCCTTCAAAGCAAGGGCATCTTCTGTTGACAACAATGCACTGAATGAAATCCACTGCTTTGCAGGTGCTTCAGCAGGAATCACAGCTTCCCCTTTTTCAGCTACACATTCACTAGTTCCTTTAATCAATCCACCTTCTGCATACGTTGTCACTGTTTCTTCAGGCTTGACAATTCTTGCTTTTGATGCTTCTCTCTTCGACCTTGCCTGTTCCGCTGCTCTTGCTTCCATTTCTGCCTTGTGTGCTTCTCTTGCCTTTGCTATCTCTGCCATTCTCTGTGCTTCTGCAATGGCTTTGTTCACATCCAAGGTTTTCTTGTAGATTTCAGTTGCTTCAAAGCCGAATTCCGGCAGGCTTTGCAATGTGAAAATGTCATTGCCGATTCTGCACATTTCAGACTTCATTGCTTCTTCAATCTTCTTCATGGTTTCTGACTTGTTCAGCCACTTTTCATTCCAAATCATGTCAAGTCTGACAAAGTCCTGAAAACCGATTGTTCCAAACAGTTCTTCAATTGCAGCCTTCTTGTCTGCTTTCTGCTTTGCTTCAAATTCCTTGACCTGCTTGTCAATCAATACAACAGGCTTATCAATGATGCTGATGATTTCATCAACCTGCCCCTTGAAGCTGTCGAATGGTTTCATGTATTCCTTCTGAAGTCTGATTCGTTCACTATTCAAGGCATCCTTCAACCTGTTCAAGTTTGCCTTGTCCTTCTTTGCATCAACAATCAGTTCATCTGTGTACACAAGATTTGTGTACATTTCCACCTTGTTCATCAGTTCCTGTTTCAATTCTTCATAGTTGAAAGAAATCTGTTCAGGAAGCTGATATTCATTCATTCTTAGTTCCATTTCTTTTGCTTCTCCTTTCTGTTCATACCATTTTTTGTTTTCTTCTTTTTCGCATTCAATCCATAATTCACAATGACGCATACACTGATTATTTGATGCATCATAATCACCAAAACAAGAAAGTTGTTGATTTTCTAATTTCTTCTTGTATTCCTTTGGCAAGAATGAAAAGATGTGTGCAATCACATCAACTGTCCATCCGTTACCAATGGAATTATATCTGTGACTATCTGCAACTCCTTCTGTGTAACCATCAGGAAGTGTTTGCAATCTTTCATATTCAAGTGGCATCAGCTTTCTGCATCTTCCGTCTTGATATACTTTTTTCTGCAAGTTTCCACCTGCACAGGTGGTCAAGGTGTTGCATTTTCCATTCAGGTTGTAAACTTCCTTCATGTGTCTATGTCCATTCATTTCTAATGTGCATTGAACTTTGCAATCATCCCCGTTATATACAAAAGGCTTGTCATACCAATACTTATCAGGAACATTATCTGAAGAAACAACAATGTCTTTCAGCATAATTCCTTTATCACTTGGCTGTTCAATCCCTTGAATATTTGTCCAATACAATCTTTTTCTGTCTGCTGCACACACAAGATTTGAATTGATCATGATTGGTGTTACACCAAGCAATTCTGTGATAATATCTTCCCATTCCTTTTGCATTGGAACATTTTCAAGTAAGAAATAGGCAGATTCTGTTTCTTTTAAAAGCCTTTGGTAATGATAAAATAAACCGCTTTTAGTTCCTTTAAGTCCTGTACATTCACCCCTGTCAAACTTATAAACACTTAAATCTTGACAAGGGCTTCCACCGATAAGCAAATCGAATTTTCCTGTAAATACTTCTTCACCCAAAATCCATTTGATTTCTTGTACAACATTGTTTTCGTCAACAATTTCTTCCGTTTCGCAATTCTTGTATAATGTTTGCGTTTTTTTGTCATAGTGTAATGTTTCAATATCCCCTACTTGTATGATTTCAGGATAATTCTTTTTCGATATTTTCATTGCGTTTGGTTCAATCTCACTTGCAATGTATTCATCAACCTGAATTCCTGCCCTTTCAAGTGCAACCATTCCACATGAAATACCATCAAATAAACTTAATACTTTCATAACTCACCGAAAGGGAATCATGATTTTATGCCCGGACAACCTTGTTTCCTTTCGATTTTTTTCTTGAAATCACATTTGTATAATGTACTTTTCGATAATTTCTAAAACAGAAGAAAGTTTCACATAGCAATCAACTTCTTGATCACCTTTATAAACAGGGCAATCTTCTTGTTTTGCACATTCACTTATATCATCCATCATTTTCATAATTGTTTCTTTATCCATGTTGATCACACCCCCTTTCCTATATTTCCGGCAACAACAGGGCAGGTCTGACACCTTTCTGCACCTGTTCCCAAAACTTTCTTTCAGAAGATTCCAAAAAATCAATATCTTCTTGGACATCAGCCCTTTCAATGTGATAATTCCGCAATTGTTGATAGATTTCTTGTTCTTGAAACTTCCATGTCAAAAGTGCTGTCAGATGTGTAAACTCACAATCTTCACGAACTAAGAATGAATGCAGCAATTGGCAATAATAGTTCATAGGAATTTGGTCTTTCCACTTCTCTTTGCTCATGCTTGACACAATTTCTGTTGTCTTGCATTCCCAAATGCCTTTCCTGCCTGTTTCCTTCTCTAGTAGCCATCCATCATGACTGACTGCTGCAAATGGGTATTTGTCATTGATCCATGAATTGTTTTCTACATAGAAAACTTCATATTGCGGATAGTTCAATTTGAACAATTCCCTGATGATTGGTTCTGCTTCTGTGCCAAACTTCACATTCGGATTGTCAGAAATATCAGGTGCAACCGCCATTCCCACTTTTTCTTCCCACAATTGCACATTGCTTTTCCAAGGATTTTCACCAATGATTGCTGCACAATCACTTCCACCTATGTACTTCATGCGGTGCTTCAGCCATTCAGCCCTGTCTTTCAACACAATCATTTCAACCGACATATTCAGACACATCCTTTCTGAAAAATCTGTCCAAGCAGGTTTCACAGATGGATTCACCATTGATGTAATAATAGAAATCATCCTGAATTGGTTCTTCACAGTAATCACACGCAGGCAGCTTGTCCAACTGTTTTTCCTGCTCTGCTGAATGTCTTTCATAGTCAGCAATTGGATCATCTGTCCATGACATCATTCATCCCCCCTTGGTTTATTGGCATATGTAAATGCAATCAGATAAATCATGCTGCAAGCACACACGATTGTTGGAACCCATGACCTTGAATCAAGTGCAATCACAGACAGAACACCCAATGCTACACTGACACACAGTGATGCAATCAGAAGCTTGTCCTTCAATTGCTGTTTTTTTCTTTTCTTTCTCAAATAAGCATTCACATCATATTCATGCACTTTTATCACCTGCCTTCTTTTCTCTTTCAACAGCCATCATGAACCTTGCTGTTGCTTCCTTCAGATTGTTCATCCTTCTTTCCCTTTCTTCTTCCGTAATAACAGGGCGATACACTCTAACCACTGCATTCGGAAATGTGAAAGTCCTGTCTAGTTTGTATTCATCCTGTTCTTTACGCATTGCAACACTTCCTTTCTTCTGATGTTCTAAGGTATGCTTTGACTGTTTGTCCTGATGTTGCTATTCATCAGCTTCTGCACCAAATAACTTGCTTTCAATGTTGTCCATTGTGATGCCGTCAGCCTTCAACTGCTTGCCCCTTTTTTCCATGCACCGCAATTGATACATGTATTGTCTGCGTTTGTACTTGATTCTTGTTTCTTCCTTTGCAAGCTTCACTTCATCTGAATCAAGCAGTCTTGCAATCTCCAATTCCACTTGTTCATCTGTTAGAAAATCTTTTGCCATGGTCTGTTCCCCCTTTCTCTTGTCACTTACGAAGTGACTTTTTCAGCAAAAAAAATGGCACATGGATTTTCGATTGATAAAATATCAATCATGCCTTCCATCTCGTCACTTCCGAAAACACCCTTCTTCATCTTTGAATAGAATGTTTTTGGATTCATGCCAAGCTTTTCAGCAACATCCTGTTGTGTCATACCTTTGGAAATGATAATTCCCTTTAATGCGTTAGTATCAACCACATTTTCACCCTCTTTCTTGTTTTGTCACTTGTCAAGTGACTGATTACTATTTCAGTATAATACTTTTTTGTAACTTGTCAAGTGTTTTTTTGCTTGCAAAGTCACTTAAAAGTGCTATAATAGGAAAAAAGCGAGGTGATACAATGACAAAAGGTGAAAGAATCAAGCATCTAAGGGAACAACAAAACATGACACAGGAAGAACTTGCTAGAAGATTGAATACCACCAAGCAAACGATTTCTAAATATGAAAAAAATATTGTCACAAATATCCCTTCTGACAGGATTGAAGCAATTGCAATTGTGCTGAATTCAACACCTGAATATATTCTTGGATGGGAAAAAATACAAAAAAAAGCCGACACCATTACTGATGTCGTGCTAAGAATGAAAACTGATTCTGATTTTTTATCTTTAGTAGAAACTTTGAACAGTCTTGATGAAGAAAAGATTCGTAGTGTCAAGCAGATGTTATCTGCATTTTTGAAGTAGTTGCAGGATGATTTCAAGTATTTCCATATCCTGACACTGCTGAAGTAATTCAAAGATTTGTGCTAGGTACTTTTCTTTCATGTGTTACTCCTTTCAGGAACAAACGTTCTGCAATCATTATATTAAAATATAATATTCAGAACAATAGAAATTGTTGGAAGCTACTATCAAATTTTATCTGATTTTAGAACTTTGCAACGACAAGTTTTGTCGAAACTATGTCGTGAAAAAAGATTCACCAAAAAAAGAAAGAAGGATGTCAAATGATGTATAAAGAACCGCTTGTTGCTACACCTGAGAATATATTGGAATACTTAAGAAAATCACGTTCTGATGATCCATTGTTGACAGTGGAAGAAGTATTGCAGAAGCATGAATCCATCTTGAATGATTTTGCTGAAAGAAACCTTGGTGGAAAAATACCATTTTCCAATGTTTTCAGGGAAGTTGCATCATCTGAAACAATTGATGATAGACCTGAAATGTTGCGATTGTTGAAAGCTATCGAATCACCAAGAATCAAAGCAATCCTTGTTGTCGAAGTGCAGCGACTTTCAAGGGGGGATTTAGAAGATGCAGGAAGGCTTATCAAATTGCTTCGTTATACAAACACACAGGTTATCACACCAACAAAGACCTATGATTTGCGTGATGAATATGACCGGGATGCATTTGAAAGGGAACTAAAAAGGGGAAATGAATATCTTGAATACTTCAAGAAGATTCAAGCAAGGGGAAGATTGCAGTCAGTAGCAGAAGGAAATTATATTGGCAATGTTGCCCCTTATGGATATGACAAAATAACAATCAAGGAAGGCAAGAAGAAATGCCACACACTAGCAGAAAACAAAGAACAGGCTGATGTTGTCAGAATGATTTTTGATATGTTTGCAAATCAAGGCATGACCAAACAGGCAATCTGTTATCATTTGGATGGTTTAGGAATCAAGCCACCAAGGGGAAAACATTGGTCACCATATGCAATGAAAGATATGCTTGAAAATGTTCACTATATTGGCAAGGTGAAATGGAATTGGAGAAAGACCATCAAGGTTGTCGAAGATGGTGAAGTTCGCAATTCAAGACCAAAAACAAAGATTGGTGAATTCCTTATCTATGAAGGAAAACATGATGGAATCATATCTGAAGAACTATTCAACAAGGCACAGGAAGTTGCACCAAGAAGCCCACGAAAATCAACCTATGCAAAAGTGAGAAATCCACTTGCCGGATTGATGTGGTGTCCTTGTGGTCATTCTATGCAATTAAGAACATATATGAATAAAGGAAAAGAAAAATCAAAACCAAGATTAATGTGCATTCAACAGAACCACTGCAAGACATCATCTGTTCTTTATGAAGAAGCAGAAGAAAGGGTTTGTGATATATTAGAAGCTTGTATTGAAGATTTTGAATTCCGTTTGGAAAACAATGAAGGTGATTCAGTCAAGTTGCATACAAGACTAATCAAAAACCTTGAAAACAAGAAAAAGGAACTTGAAGCAAAGGAATTGTCACAATGGGAAGCACAATCACATCCTGATCCATCACAAAGGATGCCACAGCACATCTTCCAAAGACTGAATGAAAACCTATTAAGAGAAAAAGAAGAAGTGCAACAGGCATTGTGCAAGGCTTACGAATCCATGCCTGAACCTGTTGATTATGAAGAAAAACTTGTGATGTTCCGGGATGCACTTGATGCACTAAGGAATCCTGAACTGTCAGCAGAAGAAAAGAATAAATACTTGAAGAAAGTGATTGAAAGAATCGACTATGCAAGGGATAAGTCAGTGAGAATCACCAAGAAGAATTGTGAACAATATGGATTTGATGCGGATAATTTGACAACAGGTGGAAGATGGTATGCACCACCATTTGAAATGGATGTGCAGTTGAAAATCTGATATATTTTTTTGAATTTAATCATTGTCAACATTGGTGTGCAGATTCATCCGCTCACTGATGTTGTACATGATACTAAACCCTTGATATATAAGCATTTTAAAAGGCAGGTCATAAACCTGTCTTTTTGCTTTTAGCTTTTATTATTTACAGAAAATTAAAATTATAGTAGAATAATGTCAAAATTTGAAAGGGGGATTTTCTATGGAACAAAAACAAAAAAATTCAATTCTTGGCATCTTGGCATTGGTATTCTCTGTACTTGGATGCACATTCCTTGTTGGAATTATCTTGGCAATTATTGACCTATGCAAGAAGGATGGTCAAAAGAAAACATTGTCTATTATTGCATTAGTGATTTGTGGATTTTGGCTTCTTGCTGCATTTGCACTTGGTGGTTCTGATTCTCAATCAACTGACACTGCAATTGCTACAACTGAAAAAGCAACAACTGAAGCTGCAACCGAAACTGAAACTGAAACTGAAACTGAAACTGAATCAACAACTGAATCAACAACCGAAGCCACAACAGAAACTACAACAGAAGCACAAACAGAAGAAGCAACAACTGAAGCTGCCACTGAAGAAATGACACTTGGTCAGAAAAATGCATTGGCAAAAGCACAATCATATTTGGATTTCACAGCTTTTTCTTACACAGGATTGATTGAACAACTTGAATATGAAGGTTTTTCAACTGAAGAAGCAACATTTGCTGTTGACAACTGTGGTGCTGATTGGAATGAACAGGCTGCAAGAAAAGCACAATCATATCTTGATTTTTCAAGCTTTTCAAGACAAGGTTTGATTGAACAATTATTATATGAAGGATTTACACAAGAACAAGCTGAATATGGTGTGACTGCTGTTGGATATTAAAATCACAGGGAAGGTGCTATGCCTTCCCTTTTTTATATTCTTCTTCTATCTCATTCATAAAATCATCAAAGTCTGTTAGTTCTTCCCCTTGCTCTTTGTATCTTATGACTGATTCCAAGGCTGCTTCATACAATTCATTCATTGTTTCACCCCTTGTGTATTATAGCATAAAAATAAGGGCAAGCCGAAGCCTGCCCTTTCGCTATTGGTTCTTTTCCAAATCTGCAATTCTTTGATTGATCACCTTGATTTGCTCTTCCATAACAGGAACCCTTTGTGCAAAATTGTTGTGTTCCCTTACTTCCCTTGTAAGTTCTTCAATTTTGCAATCGGTGACTGCTTGTGATGTTTCAAGTTTGTGCTCAATCTTTCTGTTGCTTGATACATTTGAAATGATAACACCTGCAAGTGCAAGTGTTCCTGTGATTGCTGCTGCAATGATTGTTTCCATGATGTTTTTCCTTTCTTTTGTGAATTTTAATCTATCTAAACACCTATGACATAACGCATAACAAAGCTTGCATTGTTGTAGGTGATTCCGTTTGCTGTTCCTGTTATATTGTTGTCTGCATGACCTGTGATGTGTGTGTTGTTGATATACAGATATTTTGTTGCTATTGCTAAAAATTTGTTTGCTGCCAAAACGAAAGTGTGTCCATATCCGCTTTTTTCTTTGATAAATGCCTTTGGAACAAAAAAATGATAAAAATTATTATCTTGCACTGCACCACTTTCAAGCCTGCTGAATGTCAGAACAATTCCATTTGGTTGACTTAATATTGGTTCAGACAATGTGGCTTTGTGTTCTGCTGTCATATAATATCCACCTGTCCACAGAATCTTGCCACCGCCATTGTGTACAATGTGCCAATCACCCCAAGCATTTTGATAATAGGTTCGTTCATATATAGCACCATCATCCTTTGAACCTCTGTGTGCAATCTGCATCTTCTGAAGTCCATTTCCTTCCCTTAATACAATCAGGCTTCCTGTTGCAGTACCTTCCCAAGGCTTGTTCAATAACGTGCCTGAAATGGCTGTTGTGGGTATTGCATAGAATCCCGGTTCAAGAATGATGTTCAAATCTTCACCACCTTGCAGATATTTCATTGATGATGGTGTTTCTGCATTGCTGAAGAATGTTGGAAGTGCAAATTCAAGCCCTTCTTTTTCCGACACCTTACCAAATGCCATTCCCCTGCCTGATGAATGATAATCAATCAATGTGAAGGCTGTTGGAAGTTGTGTTGTTCTTGTTATGCTTCCAAAATAATCTGACACAGTCAATCTGACATCATAGGCTGAATTGCCATCAAACACTGCATCTGTGATGATGCTTGTGTTCAATGTGTACCCTGTGCCACTTTGCACTTCTTTCCATGTACTTTCAGATTGCTTCTTGTATTCGATCTTATAGCTTGATGTGTTCTTGTTGCTTGCTGATGCAATACTAAAGGCAACAGACACCTTTGCATTCATTCCATCATAATCTTCCACACCTTCTGCATCCGTTCTGACCGCTTTAAATACAGTGATACTTGGTGCAGAATATGGGATTCTGTAAAAGGTCTTTTTTGTGCTTGCTGTCCTTCCCCTGCTATCTGTCACAGTGATGGTTGCATCCACATTTCCGCTTCCTGTCAACACTGATGTTGTTGGTGTAGCCCCTGTGTATGTCTTGCCTTCAATCACTGTCTTGTATGCCTTAATGGTTGAACCATAAGCACCTGAAGCTGTGATTGTGAACTTTGCCTTTGACTTGCTTTGAATAAGGCTTCCAAACTGTGCTGCATATGCTGTGTTGGTATCTGCAACCGCCACACTGCCAATTGTGGGAACAACTGATGCAGGAACCTTTGCAGTGAAGGACACAGTCTTTGTTCCAATCAGTGTGCTTCCGTTGTATGTCTTGCAGGTGATGGTGCATGTGCCGGATGTTCCGTTTGGAATCTGACTTGCCAATGACAAAGGAACTGTCCATGCCTTTGATGTTCCAAGGTCACTTCCAATAGTTCCTGTTGCACTTCCAAATTTATATGTCAAGGTGTGGTCAAAACTGCTTGAAGCCCTTGCCATGTTGATTGTGATTGATGCACCCATGTTCACCGAACTTGCAGAAAGTGTTGGTGTTGTGGCTCTTGGAATCGTGGTCAATGCCTGTGAATAACTCTGACTACTAGAAGAAAATTGGTCATGTGTTATCCGGGCAGATGTTGCAAGTGTCTTTGTTCCGTCTGCACTGTGTGAAATGTTCAATGTCTTACTGAACAGCACAATGCCGGATGATGTTATCTTGTCACTTGATGTGATTGCTTCCGTGTACTGTGTGCCATTGATTGTGCAATACACTGTTCCTGATCCGTATGTGGTATAGCCTGTGTTGGTACGATATACCCTGACAGATACAGTGACATTGGATGTGTTATTTGCAACACTTTGGCTGTTTTGTGTGATAGTGATTTTATACTTGATTTTATCATTAGTGGTTGACATAGCACCTGATGTTGCCATACTTAATCACCCACCTTCTAACCTATCCGCTTGAAGGAAAGATTGCCATTGCTTCTTGGAATGAATGCAAAGTTTCCTAATTGCAAAGAATGCAAGAATTCAGCATCTGTGACATATAGCTTGTTGTTGCTGAAATATGCCACTTCTGCACCTGAATCCAAGAAAGAAATCCTGTCATTCATAATCTGCAATGTCAATGTGTTCCCTTCTTCACCAAGAACAATATTTCCATCTATGAATCTGATGTATTTGCTTATTTCTTCAAACTGTGCATCCGTACCTTCCACAACATCTGTGATGTCCTTTGTCACTTCATTGAACCTGATTTCCACATCTTCTGCTGTCTGTGTCACTTGCGTACTGACAGAAGAAACCATTGCATCAACATCATCTTTCAAATACACTTCATCCATCAATGTTGTTGTGATGCTTTCTGCTGATTCTGCTATCTGTGCAGACAGTTTTCTTTCCGTTTCTACAAGCCCCAAATTCAGCTTTTCATCCAAATTTGATGAAATACCCATAATCATATTTTCAGTTGAAACCTGCCCTGTCACAGCTTGTTCTGTGAAGGTATGAATGCTATTTCCTAATGTCAGCTTGTTTGATGCAGGTTGAAGAAGCTTGATTGATAGCTTTGACACCAAAAACAACTGATTGATTGAATGTGGATTGGTTGTCACTTGCACCTGTGTACCAAGATGGAAGGATGTCACTGTCTTGTCCACTGTGGCAAGGTCTGCTGCATCCAATTCTATTGAATAAAGCATCTGAATCTGTTCATTCAGGTATTCATTTGCTTTTGTCAGAAGGTTTTCCGGCAATGTCACATCATCCCATGTCTGCACACGAAAAATCCATCCATACAAATCAACTGCTTCTTGGTTATACACATAATCAACACCATTATTCACAGAAGTGATGTTCAGCCTGTTTTCACTGCCTTCTTCCTTTGCACCAAGTGGAATGATTGCTGTTGCAATATCTTCCCCCTTTGTTTCTCTTTTCAGGTCAAGAAGGTTTTTGCCGAACTCAATCTTCTGTGGTGATAGCAAATTCAATTCTGCAAGATAATCAATATAAACACCATCATCTTCATGCCTTATCCATAGATAGCCACCTAAGGTTTCAATCAGCTTCTTTTGAATAGAATCAAATGTATTCAGATATTCTGAATCACTTCTGCTGATATAATCATTTGGATCAGTGACAGTGATGTTTCCCACCTTGAATTGATGTGCTGCATCCACCTGTGCATTGTGGCTTGTGATGAACTGTGTGAACAATTCAGATGGTGTTCCTGTGAAGTCATATGGTCTTTGTATGGAATCCATAAGGAATGCAAGTTCACCTTCACATTCCACATTCTTTTCATTATGGAATCCCTGTGTATCATTCAGAATCCTTCCCCGGAACAACAAAAAATCATCCTGATATACTTGGATGATTGATTTCAGTCTATGAAGATGGTCAAAGGAAGGATGATTGTTGTAAATGGTGAAATCAAATTTCCCTTCTTTGTTCAACTCTAGTTCCACACTTGGATTGAATATCTTGTATTCTTCCAATTGGTCATTGTACAGAAGAAAATTGTCACAATATACTTGGTACATGGTCACAGCCCCCTTTCACGATATGTGAATTTTGCTGTGCCTGTTCCATCTAATAGAATGATATTGTCACCATTCACCAATTGAACAGCAGGCAATTCATATCTGCCTTCAGTCAAAGCCCAAAAGTTTGTTCCAAAGGTCAAATTGACATTCCCTGTGATGTCTATGATGGGAACCACAGGTTTTCTTCCATTTGGAAGAATGACTGTTGTTTCTGTACCTTCTACTAACTGAAAGATAACTGTGTCACCAAGTCTTGATTTGTATGGTTCACAATCACAATCAATTGTCAACTTTCCAATGTTCTTATCTGCTTTCCACTCTGAAACTGTGATTCTGCCATAATAGAACCATTCAGCATCATCATCCAATACAATCTGCATTTTCTGACCATGCAAGGCATTCTGCACCCTTGTGAACAGTTTCATGAATTCAGCCTGTGGAACTTTGGTTGAAAACTCAAATGATAGTGGTCTGTTGTTGTATTTCACACCACCAAAAAATTCTGTTAAATCAAGAACACCATCACCGCCTTCAATCTCTATCTGATTGACCTTTGGTGATGGTGTGCCTATTGTCTTTTGTGAAAGGATCAAGTTGAAATCATCCCATGAATGATGATTTCCGAATTTTACACCTTTCATATAACCTGCCTTTCTTTGCAGTTTAGCAAGTTATCTTTTGTTTGAATTAAGATTCTTGTTTATAAATATAGGTTATGCTTGCAGCATATGATCGGTTTGTTATTACGCTCATTGGTTTATATATAAATAGATTTTTATTTTGCAAATAAGCATCGACCATCACAGATTCGTCTGCATATTCTTTGTACCCTGTGTTACCCGGTGGGAAATATAGATAATCACGCACTGCTTCAGGCAATATACCTTCAGCAAATTCCAAAACTATCGGTTTATCTGCTGACACTTGTGTACATCTGACATACACATGCAATTCACAAACATTACCTGTTTTTACAACTGTTGCATTTGCAGATGTTACTCCAACAATACCATCAGAATGATCCGTTATTCCGTTACCCAAAGAATATTCTTCCGTTGTATAATATCCTCGTGGATAAACTTCATCCTTCCTATACACATCATCAAGCCCTGTTGACACATTGAACAGTGGTGTCACACTGATAATGTTCACACCATCAAGCAAAACTTCATACAATGGCATCTGATTGAATGCTGCACCTTCAAGGATGTTCCCTTTGGTGTGTGAAGGTGTTTGTGGTTCACTAGTTGATGGTTCACCCTTAATGACCACAGGAACCACAGATTCAATGTCTGCTACCTTGTTATATTCAGCAACAATCAAATCTTTCCGCATATAGCCTGTTGTTCCATTGTCAATATTTACATCTTCATAATTGCCATGTTCAATGCAGAACAGTGTACCTTGCATCATCCCGGCACCTGAACCAAGTCTGATTGTGTCTGATGCTTCAATTGTTGCATTGAATCCACTTCCTGTGTTCAACACATATTCCCCGGCACCAAAGATTCCTGCATGTTTTGCCCTGTCATGCTCTGCTTTCACATGATTTGTTCCTGTCTTTCCTGTTACTATTTGCATTCTTATACCTCGCTTTCCCTGTACCAATGATTGTAATTACTTGCTTCTAATCGTCTATACTGTACACCTTCTATGTCAATAGCCTGAAATGCACCCTGACCTGATATTGCAATATTACTAACACCTATTATGTTGGGTGGTATACCTCTAATATTATTACTTAATGTAATAGTAGGTTTTATGACATATGCAATTCCGTCTTTATTACATAATGGCAAGTTATTACAGATATTCATAACATACACACCGGCTGCATCATCATCATAATAAACTCTATTGTAACTAATTGCTCTGATAAACTTATCACCATAATTATCAACATCCATCACAATACTATATATATAAGACATTTCTTCTTTTCTTACTAAACTAAATAAAACCTTTAATTCATTCTTGTGACTTATTGTTCTTAAATAGCCGGAAGCCATGATGTGATATATGGTCACTTGTTGATTGTTTTCATCCATATATGTTTCACTCCGTGATGTTAGTGCTAATATTCCGTTTGTGTTTGTTACAAGACTTGACACACTTTCAGTATCATCTTTTTTGCATACACCTGTTTCAATATTGCCATTTCTAACCACAAAGCCAACCGCTAAGTTGTTATACCCGACATCATATAAGTATTTTGCACATCTATTTTCTACATCTTCATAAAACGATAATTCTGAAACATTATTGAATTGAATAAGATACGGTGTGATTATTTCATCAATCAATCGTTTTGCACATTCAAAAAGATTTGCATTGTCGATAACCGGCACTGTCCAATCTTCATTTATATCTAATGTATTCACATCATCACCATCCTTCCACCTTTGTAAAATGCAACATTAAAGGTTCATTGAATATTTGTCCATAAGATACAGTGGGTATTCTTCTTATATTGTCAGCCATAACTTCGAATGATTCAGTAGCAGAAGTAGGAACTTTTCTGTCAGTAATAGCTTCTGCAATTATTTGTTTTCTTTTACTGACATATTGAAAAACCTCTAACAGTCTTTGTGTAACCACTTTATTTTGAACCGGGTTTTCAGATTCCTCATTCAGTGCAGAATCTACAATCACACTGATCATTCCATCTTCTAACACTTTGATTCCTGTGCCAATCATCACACCACCTAATTCATCCGTTGTTGCAGGTTTAAGATTATAAGCCCCACCACCGCCTGAAGAAGTTGAACTGCCACTTGAAGAAGGTTTGCTTGCAGTATCATCTTCACCAACTTTGTATTCTATTTCAATCTTGTATTCATTGATTTTTGCAATTATGTTGACAATTTCCCTTGCTACATAGGTGTTTGTTCTTGTTTCCAAACCACCTATGTAGTCACCAACTTTCAAATCAATATCAGGAACAGTCACTTCAAAGCTGTCTGTGTTCTTTAACTCTTTCAACTTTTTTGTGCCTTCTTTCAATAATTCATCATAAGATGCTGCATTGGTGTTTTCGTACACTGCAACAACTTCAGATTCACCAATGAATGTTTGTTTGTCACTGATGTTTCCTTTATCATCAGCATACAGATGAATGACTGTTCTATCCTTCAATTCACCTTGCCCCAAACAAATCAAATGGTTCACATCTGAATATGATTTCGTGATAGTGAACTGCAAATCATCCTGTGTGTATTCATTTGCATCCGAATAATCAACAGATTCATAAACACCAATATATATTTTGCCTTGCTTGAAGGTGAACTTTGGAATCTTGCCATAAGTAGACAACAGCTTCACAATGCCATCATACAGATAAATATATCTATCAACCTTGTAATTTGTTACCTTGATTGTATTTCTTTCAACCACAAACAAATCACTGTACCCTGCATTGCTGATCAGCATTGAAATCACTTCTGACAATGCACCTGACAGAATCAGATAATCACTTCCCACAGGTGGTTCAATAACCTTGGAAGCCAACAATCCCCTTGCATTTCTTCCTGAATATTGGATTTCCCTTGATTCTGTGATTATCTTTTCTTTGTCAATTTTTCCACCATATTCTGTTCCTTCGATATACCAATATGAAGAAGGTTTCAACACATTGTTGTCTATTCCAACAGTGATTTGAAAGTCCTTTTTGTTAGTGGAATCAAAGTCAATATCAAAGTTGTGAAGAACACCCTGTTCTGTCCTGTTGTGGTCTGTATAAATCACATCCAAAGTGGTTCACCCCTTTCAACCCTGATTTCAAGATCAATGTCAAAATCACCATTCCAATAGATTGATGATGTGCCTGAAGGTATCTTTTCAAATATGTTGCTTGACCTATCCCTTTTACTGAACATATTCACTTCAATTTCGTTTGCCTTAATCAGTTTGATGGTCTTGTCAATGCTGTTGATTATTAATTTTTCATTCTTCTGCACTGTGCAATTCATCTTGTGTGAATGCCCTGCAATATTGATTTCAGGATTCATTGCATATCCATGAATGGTCATTATGAAGTCACCACTATCAAAATATTCATTAGTGATGGTGTTGGTATATCCACCACTTGCTGTGTAGTCATAATTATATCCGTATGGATAGCCATGCCCGGATGCATCAACTTCCTGTTCTGCATATTTGTATGGTGTCATGATGTTTCTGTACCAATCACCTGTATCAGATACCAATTTCAATGATGCATTCATTGTGTTATCTGTATTTAGATAATTTGACACATCGCTGCCATATATTTTGCATTCCAAATAGAAATCACCAATGTACAATTTGCCCTGTTTGTTTGCAGCAACATCCTTTTCAAAGACTTCATACATTGTATTTTTGATTGCTGCACGTTCTTCCCTTGAATTTGCGACAATGACAACAGGGATGGTCTTAGGAACCACCCCTTTGTGAAAGTTTTCTGCCATTCTTCTGCCTGTGTCAAACAGCCATGCATAATTCCTCAAATCATTTTCATTGGCAAGGATGCCATTCTTTCCGAACTCAACCACTTCACCAAGATGATTCACATATTTGGCTTGTTCAAGCATATTTATTCACCATCCTTCCAAATTCCCTTCCGTCAATGTTCAGGGATGTATCTTTCTGCAACAGTGCCATCAGCAATTCATTCTGCTGTTTTAGAAGTTCAATCATCTGATGTGTGCCATCATTTGCATTAGCTTCTGCAACTGCCTGTCTGACATAGTTCTGAAGAACATCAATTGGTGCAACAGCTTCTGCACCTGCTTCACCCACACCTTGCCACTTACCATTGGCAAAGCCTGCAATTGTAGGTTTTGAGAAAACTGCACCTTCTGCATTCCACTTGACATCAAATGTTGGAACACTTGGTGGATCAAGACTAAACTTTCCATTAACAACAATTTTAGGTGCTTTGATTTCAGGGAACTTCAATTTCAGCTTGTCAAAGAATCCCTTGATTGCATCAAGTCCATCTTTCACAGTATTTTTTGCTTTTTCGATCATGTCTGTGAATTTGCTTGTCACTGCTGAAACAATCTTGTCAACAATACTTCCAAGGGCTGATGCTAATAATTGGAACACCTTATCAACCTGTTCTTTCATGTTGGTTGAAATATTGACAATTGCCTGTTGCATTCCCTTCCAATCACCTTCAAATAAGGCAATGAAGAAGTCCAATGCATAGCCGATTCCATCAAACATTGATTGGAAAATTTCTTTGATGCTTCCAAGGTTATTTTGCACAATATCCACAAACCATGTTATGAAAGGCAGGATGTATTTTTTGAAATTTTCTACACCTACACTGATGATTTTTTCAATCAATGCGAAAACCTTTGAAAACAATGTGCCAATCTTCGTGATTTTATCTTGGTTTTCTTCCCACAATTTTTGAATCATTTCAATGAATGATTGCACTGTTGGAACAATGTATGTGTTCACCGCTTCTGTGACCATGTTGCTTAATTCTGTGAATTTGTTGCTGATTTTGGTCACATATGGTGCTATTGCTGTCCAAATGGTTGTGCCGACATCCGTCAATGCAGTCACCAAGAAATTAAAAATTGGAACAACCACACCTGAAATATATCCACCGATTTGTTCGAATCTATTGAACAATGTTGTCAGATGGTTATTGACTAGCTGTTCTAGGAATGGTGATGTTGTTTGTATTACATCTTTTATTTTGCCAAAATTATTACTGAATGTTTGAAAGATTCCATCCTTCATCTTGTCTGATATAGTGACAATTCTACTTGCAAAATCAGAAAGTATTGTTTGTGTACTTTCAGGAATCATGTTTGACAATTTAGTTTTGAAATCTTCAAATGATGAATCTTTCATTTTGTCTGTCAAGCCTGATATTCCTTTTGTGATGCCTTGGATAACAGGAACAATCTTTGTCAATATAGGTGATCCAATCACAGCAATAAACTGTTTCCAAGATTCCTTTAGATTTCCTGTCACATTTTCCCAACCATCACCTTCCCTTGCTGCCTGCCCCATTGCACCTGATAACTTATTTGCATCTTCAACCATTGCAAGCAAGGTCAACTGCTTCTGTGATTCAGACAGGTCTTTGAAGGATTGACCATATAATTCATTTGCTTTTGCATTTCTTGTCACTTCAGTACACGACAAACCAAGGGCAGCATCATTTTCAAAGTTTCCTTTCAGGAAAGATTTCAATGATTCAGATGTATCTTCAAGTGATCTGTCATAATATGCTGCACTGTCTGCTGTGACCTTCAATGCCCTTTCCATCATTCCAAGTGCTTCTGTGGATTCCATGCCTGTTGTCTTTGCAAAGGCATAGATGGAAGTTCCAACACCCTTCAAACGTGTATCAAGGATCTTGCTTTCTTCAGCAACCCTTTTGATTGCATCTGCTGCTTTGCCTGTCAGGTCAATACCATTTTGTGAAAATGTCTGTTCAAACTGTGAATTCATTGCTTTGACTGTTGCAGCCGATTCAACACAAGCCTTTCCAAAGCCTACAATCTTGTCAACCGCAAATGCAGCAGCAACAGCAGTTCCAATCTTCTTGAATGTTTTTGACATCATTCCTTCAGCCTTGGATGCCTGCCCGGTTGTATCTTTGATTGATTTATTTGCATCTGAATTGTTGATGGCAATAGTGCCAAACAACTTGAATAATTCCATAGGGTATTCACCCCCTTCTTCTGTAATATAAAAAAGGGCTGAATCATCAGCCCCTGTTTCCTCTGTTTGTTCTGTTGTATATCTTGCCAAGACGAACATCCATTGCAGGTGCTAATTCACCCACTAGAACATCACTGTCAAGATATATATTCATTCCTAGTAATCTTTCTAATAACTCTATAATTCTATTCAATCTCTGAACCAATGCTTCATCTGACACCATGCTTCCATTCTGTTGCTGAATCTCATTCAAATCTTCAGCCATCCTTGAAAGCCATGCCCTGTTGTTTTCTAAAGGAACCACCGCTTCTGCACCTGTTCCTTCCAACAATCCAATCTGACCTTGTTCAAGGACACCACCCTTTGCAAGTCTTGGAAGTGACAATTTGCCGACTTTTCCAACCTTGATTCCCGGCAACTTATTGGCAAGTGTTATTGCACTGTTAATCAATCCAATTCCCTTGTTGATGGTCTTTTCTGTGGTTGAAAGGACTTTGTTCAATCCTGATTTCACAGCATCACCCATTGCCTTCCCTAAAGAAGAACCAATGCTGCTGAATTTGGACTTAATTTTTGTCCACAATCCACCAAAGAAGGAACCCCAACCGCTGAACACTGACTTGATAGCTGACCATGCAGATTGAAATTTGCTTCGAAACCATGAGTTCACAGAACCAAAGACACCCTTGATGTTTGACCAAATTCCACTGAAGAATGACTTTGCACCATTCCATGCAGATTTCACACCATTCAAAGCTTTTTTGAACAAATTTGAAAACCATGATGTTGTAGCTGAAAAAGCTGACTTGATGCCTGACCATATATCTTTGAAGAATTTGACAGTTGCAGACCATGCCTTTTTCACATTTTTCCAAGCATCAGACATATATTTGGAAATTGCCTTTCCTGCTTCTGATGTATATTTCTTGATTGTGTTCCAAGTATTGATCCAAAACTTTCTGAACCCTTCAACATTGTTCCATAGATACAGAAACGCAACCACAAGCCCTGCTAATAATGCCACAACAACACCGATTGGATTTGCTAACATTGCAGCATTCAGTCCTAGCATTGCAGTCCTGACAACCTTGATTGCATTGGCTGCCGCTGTCATTATCTTGCCCCATGACATAATCAATAGGAATGTGCCAATGGTTGTTGTTGCACCTAGTATCACACCAATCCATGTTTGCACCTTCTGTTCATTGTCCTTGATCCATGTGGAAGCTTCTTTGAACTTTTCAATGCCCTTTTCAAGTGCAGGTGCAAGGTGTTCTGCTAATGAAGCAGCAATGTTTCTGAATGCTGTCATTATTGGTTCACCTACTCTGCCGACTTCAGCCATTGCATCAGACAATCTTTCCTGTGCTTTTCGTGATTCCATGATGTCTTTGTTGGTTTCCTGATATTGCACAGATGCATCCTTGTATGTGTCATTCAAGGTCTTGACAATCAAATCTTGTCTTTCTTCTTCAGTCTTTAGTTTTGCAAGTTTATCATTGAAATCATCTACTGTGATTCCACTCCATTCAAGGGCATCTGCAAGGCTTCCTTGCACTTCCCCAAGGGATGCACTGTGATTGATTCCTTCTGCTAACCCTTCCAATGGCAGTGATTCACCAAATGTGGCATATACACCTGTCAGGATGCCTGTCAGTTCTGACAGTTCCTTTTCGTTGTCTGCAATCTTTGCAAGGTGCTGTGATGCTTCCACAGCCTGACCGCTATCACCAAGCACTGCATTCAATTCTGAATATGTTTGTTTTGCTTCTTTTGTACTGTGTCCGGCTGTCAGGAATGCTGATTCTAGCAATCCCATTTCAGCCCTGTATTCTCTTGTACTTTCTACCACACCAACAAATGCACCACCTATGGCAACACTTGCCATTCCAATTCCTTTTGCAATCTTACCTGCAACATTTCCAATCTTGGAAAAGGCTGATTCTGTTTCTTCAGCAGAAACCCTTGCCCTTTGTGATGTATCGTTCAATGCGTTGTTTGCTTCTGTATTGTCTATTGCTATCCTTCCAAGCAATCTGAACAATTCCATAAGCATCACCCATTCTATTGTGGGGAAAATCCTTTCAGAATTTCCCTTGCCTTGTCTTTCACATCCTTCACCTGTTCATCTGTCATTTCAAGTGTTGTTGCATCTTGATTCTTGCTAAACACTTCCTTTTTCCATTCAATGAATGATTTATCAGATGTACTTCGCAAATACATATCCCACAGTTTTTGTTCATTCTCTTTTTCTGCTTCTTCCTGTTTGCGTTTTCTGTCCATGCTGATAATGTTTTCCACAAACTCTTCAAACCGCCCATTTTCTATGTATAGGCTCATTAGTTCCATTGGACTTGCATATCTACTGAATAGCAAGTCCATGAACTCATATTCACCTATTAAAGCAATTTGAAAAGCACCTTGAAAAAAGCTGTGTTTCTCACCTCATTAAAAGAATCATAGATCATCAATGGCAATGTACCGAATTCCATTTCCTTGATTTCCTCAACAGGAATTCCCGAAAGTTCTGACCAAAAAGAATAAATCTCTTCACCGAATCCACCACCGATTTTTTCAATCACCATATCTGCAATATCAAGAACAACTAATTTTCCGACTGTTTCAGTATCTTCACCATTGGATGCCTTGATAAAAGCTTCCTTGAAATCTGCCAATCCAAGTTTTCTGAAAAGCCTTAAAACAGGCATCAAATCACTGTCTTTCAACTTTCGCAATGTGTATGGTCTTTCAATTACTTCTTCCACAGTTTCTTCAACTGTTTCTTGTGTTTCTGTCACTTCTTCAATATTTGCTTCTTCAATTGCTTTGTTCATAGATTATTCCCCTTTCAATTAAGCTGCCTTTTTATTTGGATAAAACAGATAAATAGGCAATGTGTCATAGATACCTGATCCAAAGTCTGCTGTTGCCTTGAATGTTGTTGGAACAACAGTTGTTTCTTTGTTCTTGCTATCCATTTCCAAACCGCTTGAACAGATTGCATTTTCCATGATGGCAATGATTTCTGTTCCATCTGTCATAGTGCCGACATAAGCAATGTTGTCAAGATAGTCTGACAACTCAATCAATGACTTGGTCTGAATCTGTGTATATCCTTTGATAAGGCTGTCAACCTCTTTTCCGACAATGGCACGTTTCAAGGATTCCACAGAATGCTGTGCAAGGTTCACTTCAAGTGTTCCTGTTTCACCTGTTTTCTGATTCAAGCCCTTGATTTCTACAACAGCACCATCAACTTCAATTGGTGTGATTTCCGGCACAATGGAAAGTTTGTTTCCACCATTTGTTGCACCAAGAACATGTTCTTCATCATCTGTCCATGCACCCACTACATAATCACCAACCTTTGGTTCTGTGTAGCTTGCAGCAAGACCAATGAAAGACACACCCGGATTCAACTTTTTGATCTGAATTGTTGTTTCTGTTTCTTCTGTGTCATCTGCTACAACTTCCAATGCCCCCTTTGGTGCATTGCCATCAGTTGCTTCCACTTTCGTGTACACATACTTGAAATTCTTGAACACTACACCTGCACCAAGAATAAAATCATTTGGTGTGTTGCTGTTAATGCCTGATTTTCTCATAATTCATTCACCTTCCATTCATTTCTTTAACTGTTAGATTGATTTGTATTCTTTTCAGTTCTGCATCCCCTGTTGGCAGATTTGCCAATGCGTTTGCATAAAAAATAGCCACCACTGATTTTTCAGTGCTGACCAATCTTCCATCTTTCAAATATTCTTTGATTTGTTCCTTTGCATTCTCTAATGCCAAGAATGCACCTTCACCCCTTGCAAATCCGTTCAGGATGAATTGCTTTTCTTCTTCACCACTTTCAGAAAGTGATTCAATTTCCTGATATTCACCTGTAAAATATGGATAAACAAGTGTTGAAGTCCATTCACCGAATTCATAATTGATTCCGATTTCTTTCATAGAATCATCAACTGCTTTTAATACTGCCTTACTCATTGCATCCTTCCTTTCAGAACCTGTTCAGCCCTTCTGATCAATGCAGACTTCAATGTGTTGAAAGCACTTTGCAAGGCTCTGTTTGGTTTTTTTCCGTCTGTATGATAGAACTTGCCATCATATTCATCACGATATACCCAACCGCCTTTCCTGCCATCACCATGAAGGGCAAATTCACCTGTTCCAAATTCTTCCCAAATGGCATTTTCAAGTGGGTTTCCAACCACACATTCACCTTTGGATTCATCAACAACATATTGCCATGCACCCTTGGTCTGTCCTGTTCTTCCCACTCTTGAATTCCGCTTGACCTGTGCTTCCAATTCACCGCCTGCTTCATACAGATATGCAATAGCAGCATCATCAAGGGCAGCCATGACCTGTGCAGAATAATCTTCAAAATGTACTGACATATCACTGCCCCCCTGTATATTTCAGATAGATTTCCCACTGTTCGTTCAATTCCATTGGATTGTCCATCAGCATGACATCATACCTCTTTGAATTTGCCACCATTCTTGCATTTTCTGAAGT